CTCACTTGGATTTTTTGTTCCTTTATTTGAACATTTTTATAAGGTAAATCGAATAAATAGTTTGCAAATGTTCAAATAATAGGTTATTGAACATTTAACAATAATTAATAATAAATAGGTGTGTAATGGGTAAAAATAGTTATGTTTGTGAAAAGTGTTCAAAGGTGTTCACCAGAAAGCATAAGAAACAAAAGTATTGTTCTGTTGATTGCTATCTTGGTCGCTTTCATAGAACAAATCAAGATGGGGACGAAGAGAAGCAATGCACTAAGTGTAAAGAATGGAAACCATTGTCATTTGAATATTATCAACACGCTTCCAGTAGTACCAATGGGTTTAGCGGCTATTGTAAATTATGTATTTCAGTAAAACAGAAGACCCCTGAAGTAGCTGCATATAGGAAGAAAATTAGATCACAACCGCATGTTAAAGAGAAAATGAGTAGGTACGAGAAAGAGAAGCGAGCGTTACCTAAATATAAAGATCGGGATAGAAGTGGTGAACGTGAATATGAATCACAGCAGCGTGGCTTATTGACGGACAGGATAGTTAAAAGGGGGATTTATATTGCATCGAAGGGGAAAATCACTTATGACCAGATGACCCCTGAAATGATTGTCGCAAAACGGGTAGCAATATTGGAACATAGGGCCAATAAGGAAAGCGGGTTAACCAAAAATAAATTGAATACGAAAAAAGGCCCATTTTGTTGTAAGTGCGATGTCTGTGGGATTGATTTTATAAGTAAGCAATCAAAAGGTAATAAGTGCTCTAAAGAATGTGCCACCAAGAAAATGTTGGAAAGGTTAAGGGATAAATATAAAGAGGAATGGACTCCACCTCCGCCATTTGAATGTCAATGGTGTGGTAAAATGCACCAACCTGAATACAGGGACACAAGGACAAAGTATTGTTCATCAACTTGTGAGGCAAGGGCAGGCAGGGGTGGACATCACGGGGGTTCATCTATAAGAAGGCTCGTAGCGGAATCGCGTGGAGAACGGTTCCAGAGGGTGGAAATATTTGAACGTGACCAATGGATATGCCAAATATGCCATAAGGAAGTAGAATTGGATTTGAAATATCCCCATATCATGAGTGCAAGCATTGACCATATCATTCCTATCGTATGCGGTGGGCTGCATACAAGAGATAATGTGCAATTGGCTCATCTTTCGTGTAATATTAATAAAGGTGTTGGGGAAATTAAACCATTGAAGATGTTTGGATAATTTTATGGAACGATTGAACTCAATCAAGAATAAAATTAACACTATCGAACTTCGCCGTAGCAGTCCGGCTGCACCACCCCGAATAGTCGGGTGGCAGTTGACCAAGATTAGGGAACGGATAATCCTCCGTGATGGTGCGGCGTGTACTAAATGTGGGTTTATGCCATCTAACCTATCGTATTTAGAGGTAGATCACATTGTACCCCTATTTAAAGGTGGCGCTGAGAGTGATGAAAATCGAGTTTGCCTATGTCGTAGGTGCCACAAGAAGAAGAGTGATTTAGAAGAAAAAGAACGAGCAGGAGGTTGATTATGGCGCGAGGTGGATTCAGGCCGGGGAGCGGGCCGATGCCGGGGACAAAATATAAGCCGAGGACAAAGCCTAACAAGCCGAGAGTTAAAAAGGTTGGTGTAGCGAAGGTGGTTGAGGTTGATAAGGTTGATAATGTTGATGACATAATTATCGACAAGATTGTTAAGAAACGAGGTAGACCACGTAAACCGGTAGTGGTTGTTGATACTCCCGCACCCATCATACCCCAAACCGAAACATTTACGCCCCCATTAACATCGAAACTTTCTTCTGATATATTGGATGCTGCGGCACTTGAAAACCTTACCCCCCTCGAATATATGCTGAGGGTGATGAATAATCCAAAGGAAGATGCTAACATGAGGGCGAGAATGGCAGTATCAGCAGCACCATATCTGCACCCCCGTAAAGGTGAAGCGAGCGTAGGCAAGAAGGATGAACAAGCAGAGAAGGCTAAATCGGCTGGTGCGGGCAAGTTTGCTCCAATAAAGACCCCGTTGAGTTTGGTGAAATAAATGGAATGGAGTACCGCCTGCCCTGATTGGGAATCAAGGATTGTGAAGGGTGAAAGCCTATTTACTTTCCCACCGCTATTCCCTACTGAAGCAGAAAGAGGGTTGTCTGTTTTCAAGGAGTTGCACCTAAAGGATGTCCCCGGTTGCCCTACTTATGGGCAGGTAGGCCGTCAGTGGCAGTTCGATCTTGTTTCTCATATCTTCGGGTCAGTAAACCCTGAATCGGGGAGAAGGCTGATTCGTGAATACTTCCTTATGGTTGCAAAGAAGAATGATAAATCCGGGATGTCGGCAGCCATTATGATGACAGCACTAATATTAAACTGGCGGCAATCAGGAGAATTTTTCATTGTCGCACCCACTGTATCCATTGCAGGTAATTCATTCCTACCAGCTTGCGGGATGATAAGCTCGGATGATGAACTCAAGAGTTTGATGCACCCACAAGACCATATTAAGCAAATAACCAATCGGAATAGTGAATCGACGCTAAAAATAGTTGCTGCTGAGAGTGACACTGTTGGCGGACTCAAGGGTGTTGGCATTCTTGCAGAAGAGCTATGGCTTTTTGGCAAGAGAGCCGGTGCTACGAATATGTTCAAGGAGGCTACAGGAGGACTGTTTTCCCGGCCAGAGGGATTTATAATCTGGATTACCACACAATCCGACGAAGCTCCTGCGGGGATATTTGCTGATAAATTGGAATATGCTCGCGGTGTCCGTGATGGCAAGATTGATGACCCCGCTTTCCTACCGATAATATTCGAGTTTCCTAAATACATGATTGAAAAGAAACTCCATTTAATCCCTAAAAATTTCTACATTCCTAACCCCAACCTTGGCGCATCGGTTGATGAAGAAACAATTAACCGGGAATTTAAGAAAGCAGAAATTGAAGGCCCTCAGTCAATGCAGGGGTTTTTGTCGAAGCATTTGAATGTTCAGATTGGTGTTTCAGCCAAGGCACAAGCATGGGCTGGCGCTGATTTCTGGGAAGATGCCGGTGGTGAGGTAACCTTAGATATTATCCTTGAACGCTGTGAGGTCATTGAAATCGGTATCGACGGTGGTGGTCTGGACGATCTATTAGGTTTGGCAGTATTAGGTCGGGAATTAGGTAATGGTAACTGGCTTCTGTGGGTTCATGCCTGGTGTCATAATATAGCATTGGAACGCAGGAAGTCCGAAGCTCCAAAATATCGTGATTTTGAGAAGGATGGTGATTTGTCCATAATGGACATGACCGAGGAAGGTATCAAAGAAGTTGGTGATATTGTAAGAAAAGTAGAAGCGTCCGGGTTGCTTGATCGGATAGGTGTTGACCCTTCCGGCATTGGGCTTATTGCCGATGAATTAGAAGCGGGCGATGAACAAGGCAACGGCAAGATAGAACATGATAGAATAGTAGGTATTCCCCAAGGCTGGAGGCTGAATGGTGCTATCAAGACGATGGAGGTCAAGGTAGCGGGTAAGAGTATTATACATGGCAACCAGAAACTCATGGCATGGTGTGTAGGGAATGCGAGAGTTGAACCACGGGGGAATGCTATATCAATTACCAAACAAGCGAGCGGTACGGGGAAGATTGATCCGGTGATGGCATCGCTGAATTGCTGCGCTTTGCTTGGAATGAATCCTGAATCTAAGTGCCAAAAAACAATCTACGCGGGATGGTCAACCGAGGAAATACTACAGGGTAGGAAGAATTAAAGGAGGTTACGAATGGAGAGAGCATACACAGTAAAAGAGATTGATTATTTAAGGGATGCCTGCACTAATCGTTGGCTATATGGAACATCTCAACCATCCATGAGGGTGCTCAGCCGTCAATACCGTGAGGCAGAAAAGATATCCTGCGTTGAGGAGCTTGTCCGCACTTATATGCTTGCCGGGATAATTGCCGAGGATATCTGGAGTGAAGATAGCGATAAATTGGCAAAAGATCAAACTTGTATTACGGCCCGCATCTATCTCGACGGCAAAGAAATTGCCAAAACTCTTATCAAGGAAATGGCGATTAACGTAGAGCTGGCATCAGCGATTAAGAGGGCGACAAGATGATTGACCTACCTGCAAAATCTCTACTCCGGCCTAAAAAGGTAGCTGAGATATTGGATGTTAACCTTTCCACTGTTTATTGGTGGATATCTACGGGTAAGTTGGAAGCGATTAAACTCCCTGGTGGAACTTTAAGGATTTATCGCTCAGTTATCGAAGAATTACAGCAACATACAACGCTCACCTAATTTCTACCTAAGATTTTTTCTAATCTGTTAAGTTAACTACTACATTTTTGTGTCACAATCCATCCAAAAGAGTCTTATTTCTTTACTTAATGCGATTAAGGTTACGGATAATGCGCTAAAATGGCTCTCAAACAGGCAATAAGTTCAATGAGTTTGATGGTAGGAAGATTGCGAACGCTTCTGGCTTTTCGTGTTTCTGCCATGTGGGATGCCTTTGATCGTCGTGATTTATTCTTTTTTGTTGGCCTTGCAATGCTTTGGTACGGGCTTAAATCAAACTATTCCATCGGGATAGCCTTTATTGTTGTTGGTGGGGTACTCACCACTGTAGGTATTGTCGGTTCTCTATTGGGAGGCGATAAGTAATGGGAATCCTATCTAAAACAATCCGACCACAAGCCGTATCATCTACTTTCGACACTCTTATTCGTGAATACTTTGGTGGTGGTTCAACCTCGTCCGGTGTAGCTGTCAACTCCGATTCCGCTATGCGAGTAGTTACCGTCTATAATTGCGTGAAAGTCCTCTATAACTGTATATCCCAGATGCCTTGTCAGTTAATGGAAGATGTAAATGATGTTAAGAACAAAGCTACTGACCACCCACTCTACAAAGTAATTAGCAAACGACCTAACGGGTGGCTTACTGCTTCTGAACTATGGGGCAAGGCCATTGTCGATGTGTCCATGCGTGGTAATTTCGTAGCATTTAAGACTATGGTTGGCAAGAATGTCCGTGAAATCCTGCCTGTAAATCCTGACCGGTTACAGGAAATTAAGCAAAACCCCGATTTCTCGTTGACCTACAAGATATCCGGGCCAAGCGGCGAACCTGCAAAAGAATATCCGCAAAGTAAAATCTTCCATATTCGTGGCTTATCTCTCGACGGCATAACTGGTATGAACCCTATCCAGTACGCGCGTGAGTGTATCGGATTAGGAATGGCAGGGGAAAAGTTTCTATCACAATACTTCGGCAAGGGGATGCACCCTGGTGCGATATTAGAACACCCTTTACGGTTAGCACCACAAGATCATGCCAACATGCTTGCTGCCTATAAGATTAAATACGCCGGGCTGAATAACGCTCAAGATGTAATGTTGGTTGATGATGGGATGAAAATCCAATTCCCTTCGATAAAGTTAGTTGATCAGCAATTCCTTGAACTTATGAAAATGACTGAGGCTCAAATCGCGGGAATGTTTGGTATCCCGCTTATCTTAATCCAAGCTGGTAGCACTCCGGCAACCTATGCCTCGTCAGTTCAATTCAAGCAGTCGTTTGTTGATTTTACAATCGCTCCGATAGCTGTAAGTTTTGAATCATCCATAGACAGGGATTTACTGACTATTCCTGAACAGGATACCCTCTATTCCAAGTTCAACATGGGAGCGCTTCTCAGGGGTAATATGGCGGAACGGTTCGCTGCATATGCCATTGGCATCACCAATAAGTTTATGAACGCAAATCAGGCCCGTGCGCTTGAAGATTGGAATGGATATGAAGGTGGCGATGTTTACGAGAACCCGAATACATCGGTAAACCCAAATACTACTGATCCCGGCACTGCCGCCGATCAAGGAGGCGCACAGCCATGAAACTAAGTTATCGCACTCAAGCCAATGCTCAGGCAATAGCTACTATCTACAATAAACCGCTCGATAAACCTGAATGGTTTAAAGTTATAGCAGCTAAAAGTGCTGATGAGCCATCCGAAATTCTTTTGTTTGACTATGTAGGGTGGCCCTATAATGACCCCCGCGATCTAATCCATGCACTTGCTGATATGGGCGATGTTACAGTTCGTATCAATAGTCCGGGCGGGGATGTCTTCGACGGAGCCAGTATTTTCAATGCACTTACTTCCCACAAAGGCAATGTGACTACTCGCATTGAGGGGTTGGCGGCTTCCATAGCCTCCGTAATCGCAATGGCAGGTAAAAAGGTGCAAGCCTATGATAATACACTTCTAATGGTGCATAACTCATGGACTTTTATGATGGGAAACCAATATGAGATGCGCGATACTGCTGATCTTCTTGAAAAAATAGACGGAACTATCCTTGATGCCTACCAAAAGAAAACTAAGATGGGCAAAAAGGAAATATCCGAAATGATGAAAGCAACAACTTGGCTCACCGCAAAGGAAGCTAAGGACAAAGGATTTGTTGATACGATTGTGGATGGTAAATCAGTTAAAGCGGATTTCAATTTATCTATCTTTGCTAACCTTCCCGACAATATCAACGATGATTCACAAGGCCGCGAATTAACCAGAAAGGAAACGGAACGTGC